ATCACGACCAGCTCTTACACTAGCCCAAATAGCTGCTTGTACTTGGTAAGGTGTCATGTTTCTTCGTTCTGCTATTTCATTAATAGTTGTTTCAATAAAATTAATTTGTGGCTGTGTGGGATTGCCAGTAGTTTCATAATCAAAAGCTCTTAATATCCATCTATCAGTTGTTATAGCTTCTTTATTTACTTTTGATGGATCAACTTCAATCATTAAATTATTATAAAAATTATTTACTTTATAACCTGGAAAATCTTTACCTTCAAATAACAGTGCTGTTGCTTTTTTATCTAAATCTGGCATTCCAGCATTTATAGGTTTACCATCTAAAAATTGATAATATGCTTTTAAAGCAGCAGCTGTATTTGGAGTAGGTGCAGCATTAGAAGAATACAAAGCAATTAATTTAATAATTTTTTCTGCTTCATCTTTATCGCCTTGTACAGCTTGTAAAATTTTTTGACCAGATTTTTCATACCAAAATTTACCAGCATCACCTTCGACTGTTAATGTATCAACTTGATTTTTCAAATTTAATAAATCTTCTTTTGTTTTTACACTTGATGGTAAACCTTGTTGTAATTTAAATTCATCTGTTTCAGGATTTACTTTAAAACCTTGATAGGTGTAATTTCCTTTTAATGCTTCAGGTGTTGCAGCTGCACCAGCATCTTTGTATTCACTTTGTACTTCTTGTAATTTATCAGGATTTTTTTTGAAGTATTTAAGCATACTAAACAAACCACCAAACAAAATACCAAGAGGTGCATCCGCAGTTACATTTTTTATTCTTGCTTCTATTTCACTATCATCTTCATCAACCGATAAACCATCAAGAATTATTTTTGCTACTTCATTATTCTGTGCAAAATTAGGAGCCATTTCTTTTATGGCAGATGCTAGGTTGCCATCATTTTTACCTGAGAATAAACCGACTGTAACAACTTCCGCAGCAATAATATTAGGAATGTATTTATAAACAAAAGCACCAGGGATAATATATTGACCAGTTATTTCACCACCTAATGTACCAAGAGTATTGGCTTCAGGTTTTAAATTGTCTAATGGAATTTTAACATCAATATCAAATAAATCTTTTCCTGATTGATTTACAAAATTTTCAAACTGTTGTAGCCTACCACCAGATGCTTCATTTAAAATTATCTTTGTATTATTATAGGCATTGGCTAAACCATAAACTGTGCCTTCACTAAAATTTTTTATACCTTGACCAATTTCAGCCATACCTTTAGTTTTTGTTTCCGCAGCTTCTATTTGATTTTGACCAAATCGTTCTAATAATCCTCTACCAAAAAAACCTTTTTGATCAACAATAACACTCACACCATCTTTTGTTCCAATGGTATAATCATAATCACCATCTTTCTGTGTATCTATTTCATCAAATTTATCTTGCGGTAAATTTTTTAAAGATTCACGATGTAAATTATTATTATACAAATTATCATAGTAATCTAAAATATCGTCTTGGGTGTAATCACCACTCTCTATTTGTTCTTTAGTTATAGCTGTCATATAATTGTATTATGTCTTTGTATTGGTTGTATTGTATTTGTAAATTAAATGCATCTTTCAGACTTTTATCTGAGCCATCAGCAATTAACTCACTATACGTTTTTTGAAAATTAGATGTAAAATTTTCAGGCGTTGTATCTTCAGGTAATAAACTTTTAAAAGTACCATTAGTGTTAAGAAAGCCTTGTACTGTATTTCTAATACCTTCTTTATATTCTAACTTAGCTGCTTTAATTAATTTAGGTACTTCTACTGCAAAGTTTGCATTAGGATTTGTTGTGACAAGATCATTAAAATAATCAATAGCAAGAGATGTAACGCCAGATATTATAGCTTTTGTTTCATCTTCTTTTTGACCTATAACAATAATACCATCTCCAACACCTAAACCAAAAGCGGATCTAACTTTATTTCTAAAATCACCTTTTAATTCTTTTCGTTTTCCATGCCATTCACCCATAACTTCATCTTGTTGAGATTTACTTAACTCTGGCATAAATTGTTGCAGCTGACTAAAGGTAACTTTAAATTCATTAATGTGACTTTTTAGTTGAGCTGTTAATGATTCATCACCTAGAGGATTAACAAAAGGTTTAAACCCTTCTCCTGTAATAGAGCTGTCATACCAATTAATGTATTGATTTTTTTCTCCATCTTCAAAAACAGAGTAGGGTAATTTTTGTAACTTATCAAATGCACCATTTCTTTCAGCTGAATCTTTTGTTGTAAACAATGTGTACAGCAATTCATCTTTCATGGCTTTCTTATCTTCCATAATTTCGCTGCTTAATCTGTCTTGCAATTTAAAAGTTTCAAATTCATTATCAGAAAATTTTTCTAATACAGCTCTTGCATCTGTATCATCTAACATTTTTATTATTTCTTTTAAGTTAGACATACCAGGAGCATCTTCATCATTTAATTTTTCAATAAGTTCTAGTGAGAGTTGTGAGTTATGACTTGCTGAATTGCCAGAAAATACTCTTTCTAATCCAATACGAAAAGCATTTTTGTACGCATCAACTGATAATTTCAATGATTGATCTGCACCACCATACGTTGCGTAGTTTGCCAAACTTTCTGTTAAACTAAATTGTTCTGCATCAAAGTCTTCACCATTTAATAATACTGCTTCACCTAGTGAATTAGATTTTACCATCGAGCTTTGCTCAAACGTCATTAAATTTATTGTTTTTGTTTTTGTTAAAAAATTATTAAACAATCCATTTCGCAGTGGTAAGAAATCTAAATTAACATTATTAGTGACAGATTTTTTTATAAAATCATATTTATAATCTTTTGACTGAATTTCTCCTAACAAACTGGTTTTAACTTTTTCATATTCATCCATCCATATTTCAGGCTGATTAGGAAATTGTAATTGTATATTTTTTTGTGCTGTATCTAATTGTGTTTTGTAACCAATTTGTTCTTGTGCAATAATACGTTTACTTTCATTTTCAATAATAACATTTCCAAATTTTGCAATATCCGATAATGATTTTGCTGCTGTATCTGCAATACTTGCAATAGCACCTGATGTTGATGATTGTGGTATTTGCACAACATTTGTTGATCCAGCTTGACCAGTGACTTGTGCTTGAAAATTATAAATAGGTATTCTTGCCATAATGATTATCCGTAATATTGTTTGTAAGAAGTTGCAGCGGAAGATGCACCAGATAGTAATGATGAGTAAGCCTTATATCTATAAGATGTTGCTAAATTTTTGCCTTGCATAATTGCTACTTCACCTTTGTATCGTTGCATAGCAGCTTGATCATCTAAATTTTTTTTACTTATGGATGCGTTGTATTCTAAAATATTTTTTTCTCTTTGTGCCAACCTTGCATTTTCAGCCAATACATCTTCTGGAGTACCATCAGACGTTACACCTGATTTTAAATAATTAACTCTTGTAATAGCATCACGCATAAGATTGTTACGATTTAAAATAAAAAGATTATTCGATAATGATGCATCAACAATTTCTTTATTTTGTTCTATAACACTAGCTGATCTATTAAATCCTTGTGCATTAGCATTACCAGTTGCTTCCGCTGCTTTAGCAGCAGACACAGCACCAGCAGCACCAACAACACCAGCAGCTGCACCAGCAGCAATTACGACAGGAGCCATTTAGATAACCCTCGCATATCTTTTGTAATCTTGTTGCATGTAATCATATTTTTTCATTAATCCTTCGTCTTTCATTCCTAAAAATTCTGCAAATCTATAACCTTGTAAATAGCCAACTAAGACCGCTGTTTGCAAACGATGCATTTTATTTTTAATAATAAGATCATCAACATAAGTTCTAATTAATTTTGCTACTTGTAATGGGTACTTGTTTGCATACTGTGAAGTAATTACCCATCCTTCGTAACATCCTTCCCATAGCTGCATTACACCGCCACAAATGATTGGTCTGTTATCCATTACCGCAGTAAAACAATCGCCAGCTTCTAAAGCATCAATAAAAGATAAATCTCTTTGATGACCTATTAACTGATTATTTATTTCACTAAAAACAACGTAGCCATGTTCTTTTAAAAATGGTCTAACTTCCATTAACCATCATAAGTATTAAGCTGCGGATACATTGCTGTGATTGTCATTGGCAGCGGTTGTTGTTGTTGAATATAAATAAAACCATCTGTTTCATAGTCACCATTAAATTCTATTTGTTTATCTCCTGTAAATAATTCAACTGCTGTATCCATATCCATTGAACTATCACGAAACGGAATAAGATCTGTCTGTGTAGAACTCGATCCTATTTCAGCACCAACTGTTTGAAAAAACCTTGCAGTAATTTCTTGTATTCTTTTTACTTTACCTTGAGCAGATCCATCCGCAGATCCACTTTCAATACGCATTGTTTGTAATGCCGAAGTATATTTTAATCCAACAATAGCTTTTGTTACAGAACGATCTAATGTCACTGCACCGCTTGATACAACTTTATCAGGGTGTGTAGATCCATTAGCTAAGATAGTAACAGTTTGTCCTTCTAAGTGTGATAAACCAGACAAAGAAGTTGTTGCTCCGCCAGAATATTGTAAAGCACTATCTAAGAACCACGCATCTTCAATATTATCAGCAAAGTCAAATGGCTGCATAACTTCCACATATCTTTTTGTACCACCATTAATTGTTCGTTTAACAATCATGTACAAACTATCTTCACCTTTTGCGGTGGAGAGGGAATTACTTATTGCTGCCACACTTTCAACGACAGCACTGCCAGTACTAAAAGCACCACCAAGAATATGTCGATGCCAAGCAACAACATTTTCACCTCGTTGATATGTCATCCCAGTTAAAATACCATCAGAACGTACCACCCAAACAATACTGTCTGGTTCTTGTTGATATGTCCAATTTGTAAATCCTGTTCCTACACCTGAACCAGCAATATGTTCTGCAAGTAATGTTAGGTCTGGTGCAATGTAACCATCTGTATCAAAATCAAAAACTAGTTCTCTTATTTTTTTTCCAGCTCGTTGTACAAATAGTATGCGGTTTCCAGCAAGTAATGCATCTACATCTGACGTTCCATACCCAGCTTGTCTTTTTATCTGTATGTTTGTCGGAGTAATTGGTTCAGCCGAAGTAGAAGCTGTTGCCACAAACTCACCACCTACTGTACCAATAAGCAGTGTTCGTAATCCTTTTAAATATTTTATTGCATTTACCTGGTCAGAGCCAATAGTAAAATTCATACCATCATCAGCATTTGTTCCAGATGTCATGTCTTCAAAGTCACCAGCTTTAGAAAAAAATATTTTTTGTGGATTATTATTTGTTCCAGCAAAAACTAATCTTTCTTCAAAAAAAGTAACACAACTAGGAAAATTATTAGAGCTTCCAAAAGGATTATTTGTTGGAGCATATAAACTTAATGTCCAACTTGTGTGTGACGTTCTTGATAGTTTTCTTGGTTGATGTGAAGGATGCACAATATACAAAACATCAGCAGATTGTGTAAACTTTAATTCGTTAGCTTCAGCAGCAGAGTAGGGTGTTGATATTTCAACAGCTGACCCACTGTCTAAAACTTGTCCACCATCTTTATACACTCGCATATAAGTGTTACCAAATTCTAACACATACGTTTGTGTAGTAGAAAATTCAAATGGTATTAATCTTGCTTCACCATTACTTTTTGTTTCCGCAATAAATTTTGTACCAGGTCTTCTTGTAGCTCCTCCATGAGGATGCACCACCATATTTTGCAATGTCTTACAACCTTGAAAATATTTTTGTAAATCTGATCTTCCATCTAAGCGTGGTGATAATTCACCAGCTGTAAAGTTAGTGTAAGCGAATGTGCTTCTTGGCATTATAACCTCGAATTAATAAAATCACCTGACTGAATACTTACATCTAAGTCAGCTGTTCCTTCTGTTGCGTCTGTAAATCTTGCTTCTTTTAATTTGCTTTCATACAAAGCAAACATTCTGTCCATCAAAGTTGATGATTGCGTTATTGGATAACATAATTCTGCTGCTAACTTTGCTGATAATGTTTCCATTAATAATGTATCGTATTGTGTACTGTCTGTAATTTTAGCTACATACAATATTTTTATTGTGTCTTCGTCAGTTAAAAGTTTTTTTCCTTCAATTCTAAATTTTTCATTGTTTGATAAATTACTATTTTCAGAACGAAGTATTCTTAAATTATCCGCTGGTAATGTGTAAGAGTTAGAAAACTCAAATACTGGTGCATCAGTATCTTTTGCAAGCTCTACTCTTTTTTGTAAACAGTTCCAGGGATGTGAACGGAAGACGGCATCTCTTACTGGTTCATACCGCTGATTACACAATCGTGCATTCTTCGAATTTTCCGTAAGGCTAATAATTGTAGAAGCTCCTAACATATTTAGAGCTGAGTTACATATATCTACTACAGATGCCATCTTCTCTCCTTTATTTATTCAGTTGTATAGTACACCCAACAGAAGATAGTACCAGTCGCTGACGCACCGCCAGTTGTGATTAGTATATCTGTTTCTGCTGTTGTTCTATGACCTAATCCAGTCACAGCTGTCACTGGAGCACCAGTTGATGATCCAGCTTGCATTGACTGAGATTGTCCAGCTGCATTCCAAGTACCAGTAGCACTGATGTACCTGTTATCATCACTTGAATCACCAACTATAAGTGTAACTGATCCACCTAATGCGTCACATTTAAGGACTACATCATG